TTTATTTTATGGAAGATGATATTCAACCAAGACTTCAATGCATTGGTAATCGCAACGAAAGTGACCGTAGCTAAGAATCTGGTAGAGAAAGTAAGAGTTATGCACGATTTACTTCCTATATGGTTGAGAGATGGTGGAACAGCTGCCGCAGAAGATAATAAACTTTCCCTTAAATTAAAAAATGGTTCACAAGTAAAAGCAATCGCAAGTTCTCCAGATGCGGGTCGTTCTGAAGCCTTATCATTGTTAGTTGTGGATGAAGCTGCATTCATTAGAGATATTGATGAGATTTGGTTATCAGCACAATCAACTCTATCAACGGGTGGTTCTGCAATCGTATTATCTACTCCAAATGGTATCGGTAACTGGTTCCATAAAATGTGGGTAGATGGTGAAAGTGGACAAAATGGATTTAATAATATTAATCTACATTGGACTGTTCACCCTGAAAGAAATCAGGCATGGAGAGACGAACAAACTCGTATATTAGGAGTTAAAGGTGCAGCACAAGAATGTGATTGTGACTTCGTTGGTTCGGGTGACACAGTATTCGACCCGGCATTATTGACATGGTACAAAGACACATATGTGATGGAACCTGTACAAAAAAGAGCATTTGATAATAATCTTTGGGTATGGGAACATCCAAATTACAATAGAGCATATATGGTCTGTGCGGACGTTGCACGTGGAGACGGAGCTGACTATTCTACTGCACAGGTTATAGACATTGAAGATAGTTCACAGGTTGCGGAATATAGAGGTAAAATTGACACAAAAGATTTTGGAAACTTTTTAACATCATTGGCAACCGAATATAATAATGCACTTTTAGTAGTGGAAAACTCAAATGTAGGTTGGGCATGTATTCAACAAATCATTAATAGAGGATATCAAAACTTATTTTATATGAGTAATGATTTACAATATATTGATACCGAAAGACAAATGTCAAACAAATATTATAGAGACGAAAGACAAATGGTTGCAGGATTTTCGACAACCAGTAAAACTCGTCCACTTATAATTTCAGCATTGGATACATATATGAATGATAAAGATATTCTAATTCGTTCAAGTAGATTGATAGATGAAATGTTTACATTTATTTGGCATAGTGGTAGAGCAGAAGCTATGAAAGGATACAACGATGACCTTATTATGGCATTGGGTATTGGACTTTGGGTTCGTAATACTGCATTGAGATTGAAACAAGAAGGTATAGATTTGACAAAGCAAATGTTAAACTCGGCACAGATAAATAAATACGAAGGAATTATATCGACAGGACATTTATCTAAAAACCCATATGAAATGGATTTAGGTAGAGGCCAGACAGAAAACTTAACTTGGTTACTTAAGTAATTTTTTTATATTTATATGTTGAAACTATTATAGATGAACGAAGATTTGAATAAGTGGTTTAAAGAAAAATGGGTAAACATTGGCAAAAAAGTCGATGGAAAGCACCCACCATGTGGAACTTCGGGAGAAAAGAAAGGTTATGCAAAATGTGTTCCTGCAGCAAAAGCAGCCGGAATGAGTAAGAAAGAAAAAGAAAGTGCAACTCGTAGAAAGAGAGATGCACAAAATGATGCAGGGAGAGGTGGTAAAGATAGTAGTGGACAAGGTAAAAAACCAATATATGTTTCAACAAAACCAAAAAATGAAACTATGAACATAGAAGAAAGAATAAATTTATTTTTAGAAAAGAATTGCCCAACTGACCCGGGTAAGTGGTCTGCAAGTAAATCAGCAGCAAAATCTAAATTTGATGTTTATCCATCGGCATATGCAAATGGATGGGCAGCAAAAAACTACAAATCAAAAGGTGGTGGATGGAAAACTTGTAATGAAGGTGAAGTCAATGCACTTTGTGAAGATTGTTGGGATGGGTATAAACAAGTTGGTGGTAAAATGAAAGATGGTAAGATGGTTCCAAATTGTGTACCTGTAAGTGAAGATATTGATAGTGATGATGATGTAAATTATGGTTTAGTTGAACCTGAAGAATATGATGTAGAAGATGAGGATATGGAAGATTTCATTTCATTTATGAGAACATACTCTAAGGATTTAAGTGAAGCAAATTGTAATTGTGTTTACGAAGCAGAATATCAAGGTAGAGAAGTTAAGTTGGGTAAACCAATGGCAGGTGATGTTAAGAAATTTAAGGTATATGTAAAAAATCCATCTGGTAACGTTGTAAAAGTAAACTTTGGCCAAAAGGGAGTAAAAATTAAAAAGAATAACCCAGATAGAAGAAGAAGTTTTAGAGCTCGACACAATTGTGATAGTCCAGGTCCAAGACATAAGGCAAGATATTGGAGTTGTAGGAAATGGTAATATTTGGTAAATTCAAATATTTTCCATATATTTAAAAAAATAGAATTATATAAAAATGGCAGATAAATCAATATTTAGTAGGTTACAAAAATTATTTTCAACTAATACAATTGTCCGTAAAACGGCCGATGGTGTAAAAGTTATCGATACGGATGAGTGGCAGAATATGACCACCAACCTTGTTGATAGATTTATGAAGTTGAAAGTAACAAACTACGGAACGGGACAAGTAGAATCATCAATGGCATACCAACAGGTTAGAATTGATTTGTTTAGAGATTATGACTCAATGGACACAGACCCGATACTATCATCAGCATTGGATGTATATGCGGATGAGTGTACTGCTAGAAATGAACAAGGAAATGTATTAAAGATACATCATGACGATGATAATGTTAAACAAATATTAGAAAATCTATTTTATGACATTCTTAATGTTGAATTTAATTTATGGCCATGGACAAGAAACTTAGTGAAATATGGTGATTTCTTTTTACAATTGGAGATGGCAGAAAATGTTGGTATTGTTAATGTAATGCCACTATCTACTTATGAAGTGAGTAGAGTTGAAGGATTTGATTTACAAAACCCACAAAGAGTTAAATTTGTATATGCACCATATCAAAACCCATTGGGAGGATATGGCCAAACTCCAAAGAAAGAATTTGAAAACTATGAAATGGCCCACTTCCGTTTAAATTCGGATTCCAATTTTTTACCTTATGGAAAATCAATGGTAGAAGGTGCGAGAAGAGTTTGGAAACAATTAATGTTAATGGAAGATGCTATGTTGATTCATAGAGTAATGAGAGCTCCTGAAAAAAGAATCTTTAAAATTGATGTTGGTAATATTCCACCAAATGAAGTGGATAACTACATGCAAAAAATTATTAACTCATCTAAAAAAGTTCCATTTGTTGACGAAAGAACGGGTGAGTATAACTTAAAATATAATGTACAAAACTTAATTGAAGATTATTATATGCCAGTACGTGGTAATGATAATGGTACTTCAATTGATACTTTAAAAGGATTGGAATACAATATGATTGATGATATTAACTACCTAAAAGGTAAGTTAATGGCTGCATTGAAAATTCCAAAAGCTTTCTTAGGGTATGAAGAAGAAACAAATGGTAAAGCAACTCTTGCATCAATGGATGTTAGATTTGCAAAAACAATTGAAAGAGTTCAAAGAGTTTTGATTTCAGAATTAACTAAAATTGCAATCGTTCACTTATATGCACAAGGTATAGATGATGACAATTTGACCAACTTTACATTAGAATTAACTATTCCATCCAAAATCTATGAACAAGAGCAAGTTGAATTATATACTTCAAAGGTAGCATTGATTCAACAAATGCAACAAACCAAAATGTTCTCAAAAGAGTGGATGTATGAGACGGTAATGAAAATGGCTAAAGATGAACAAGATGAATTAACACTTGCAGTATTAGATGATACAAAACAAGCATTTAGATTAACATCAATTGAAACACAAGGTGTTGACCCTGCAAAAGAAACTGGAACCGAAGGCCCTACTAATGTAGAAGAAGAATTGACTAAATTAAAGTCGGAATTGGAAGAAGATGGTAATATAGGTAGACCAAAAGACCCTGTTAGATATGGCAAAGACGACCATCCAGAAGGTAGAGACCCATTGGGTATAAAGACACTTAAAACAAAAGAAGGCTCGGTAAAATATAAACCAAGAAACAATTATCAAGAGATATTTAAAGATATGAATGGTAATAAAAGAACTATTTTAACCGAAGATTTAACAAAAGAGTAATAAACTAATATAAAAACATATTTATATCTGACAAATTAGACAAATTGATGAAAA